TCCCGGTCCATTGGACTTAAGGTTGGGGTCTTTTGTCTCAACGTCGACGGCTATCTGCTTGGCATCAAATATGTCAGGTAGCTCTGCCGGTGGCACCCACTCTGAAACAGGCACACTCTTGTGAATGGTCAAACTCATTAGTCCTCGCCTCCCAAAGCACCATAGCCGCATATGTCTATCCAGCTATCTTCGTGTTCCGGCGTCACTATAAGACGTGCCAGCTTGACCGCAACCATGCACTGGTAAACCTGAGACACAGATACGTCCTTGTCCAACAGCACAGACCACATTTTAGCAATGCGTTCATGGTTGTCATGTGCATCGCCGTAATCTTGGGCCCGTGGTCCGTTGACTAGGCTCTCTGCTTCTTTAAGTATCTGTTCACGTTTCATATCAGATCATAACTTTTTGCTAGGTCCTGCGGCTCTACAAGATATAGGTTTTTCTTGGCACGGGTAACCCCCACATAAAATACGCGGTGCGTGTCGTCAGGGTCTTTTCTAAACGCCTCTTCTGATGCCGTTGACAGGTCCGTGAATAGCACGACGTTGTCCGCCTCGCCGCCCTTTGACCCGTGTATCGTGGACACCTTGATGCGAGGCTCTGCATTGAACTTTTCTCCGCGGCGCAGTAACGCTGTTATGTACGCCCGTTCTGCTGACGGTAGATTGTCCATCGCCTCATGCCAGATGCAGTCACGGATATCAGACTCCAGCCAAGCTGTACCCACTATGTGTACCAATTCCATCAGCCCGTGGTCCGCGATTAGCTGGTCAAGCGTCACCATGTCCTCATCACCAAGTGCGGGCAGCTTTTTAAAACCGCGCTTCAATCTGTCTTTGGTGGACATATAGCTGTAGATAGTGCGAGCCACTGCGCCGGTTACCTCACGGCCTTTACGTAGTTGCTCCCAGCCGTTGACGGCCTCGCTTACCTTTTCGGATATGGACCGTGTTCCGCGGTAGTCAAACAGGTAACCGTCTGTTTTAAGCTCTGTTGCTACGGGAGCCAGCATATAACCGGCTTGCGCCAGTATCAGCCAAGTACCTTCGCTCATGTCCAACTCATTCACGGCATATATGTTACGAACAGTGCCCATGAAGTCTCTGGCTTTGTAAGTTTTAGGGTAGCGGTTACGTATGCGCCTGACCACCTTGTGAGCTAGGAAGTGAACGGCTTTAGGTATGCGGTAGGACTGTGACAAGGTTTCGGATCCGCCCTCAAGATTGATAAACTGGTCAACGTCCGCCCCAGCCCACCGGTAAATAGCCTGATCGTCGTCACCCGCGCAATACATACGGTCTGACTTGGCATCTAGTGCGTGAGCTATGTCCCACTGCAAAGCAGACAGATCCTGCGCTTCATCCAGAAACGTCAAAGCAAAGCGTGGGCAGTAGTGCTCTGCACCTTGTGCAAACTGCTCCAGCATATCCGTGAAGTCGTACACCTCGTTCTGTTTTTTATATTCAAGAAGGGACTTGGCGACATAGCTTACAGTGTTCCAAGACTCTTCGATGTCTGTCTCGTTATACTGATCTCGCAAGTCTACCTTGCGAAGCCGCGCCAGATTGATGACGCCTAGTATGGGGTCATTCGCTTTTACTATGCTGGGTATGTCGTCGTTGTAATCTATGCGCTTGTCTGTCGATAGCTCAAAGCCCATGATCTGGCTAAGTTCTTTGTAATGCTCTTTCTGCATGACTTGATCTGTGCGTATGTCGCTCATGGCAAGAGACATACTATGCAGGGTGCGAAAGAAGGGTAGTTCCTTGGGATCTAGGTTAAACTTTGCCGCCGCCCTGTCCCGCGCTTCTTCTGCGGCTTTACGAGTAAACGAGAAGAACCCTATCTGGTTTGGCAGTACGCCTGCACCAAGAGCCTTCTCTACCTGATTTATCAACGTGGTGGTCTTGCCTGTTCCGGGTGGTCCGAAGTATCTAAACATCTTCTTCGTACAATTCTTCTATGCTGGACATGGCTTTTATGAAGATAGGTGTTTTGTCTCCTACCCATGACCCCATAGTATTAAACGAGAAGAACTCCACGGCATCATCATAATCCATGCCGTCTCGCTCACAAAGAATGGCTATGCACTTGTCATAGTCGTAAGCCGCCACGTCTTCTTGACAGGCTCTGTGTGCCACACCAACAAACGCTTCTTCAAATCCATCTGCTAATAACATTAGAAAGGCACCTCTGTTGTTTCAAAATCTTTTAACGTAATATCTACATCTGCATTGTCGAAAGCGGGTATCTCCCAAACACGCACTACCCGTCCCTTAATTCTAAGCTGAATAGCCGCACCTTCTATGTCCCGAAGCCGTTGCGCTATGCGGTGTGATTTGTATTCAAAAAACTTATTCTTCTTCAAGAAGCTTTCAAAGTCCCTTAACCGAAAGTAAGTTTTGCCTGACTCTTCGTCTGTCCACGGCTTGCGGAGCAAAATTTCCTCTTTATCTTTTGCTTGCTGTAAGTGACGGCAAAACTCTTCCAAGTAATCGTAGAACTGTCCGCTGACACTTGCGTCCTCTGATACCTCCATGATGGCAGACTCGTTGTCCCGCATCTCTGTCATCATCGCAGAGATGCGCCCCTCCCAGACTACCTTGCTAACGGTACGAGGCATGAAGCTGAGTTGCTCCATACAGGCTTTTTGAAAGGTGGGCTGATTTAACAAAGCGTCAGTATCTAGCTCCAACGGTTCTCCGTTTACATCCATAAACCACACGGGCGGGTTGGAGTTGTACTTTCTAAGGTTTGCAACGATGGCCCCTTGAACCGCAGCACCTATGCCGTGCTTACGAGTCATGCAGAGCTCTTTGTTACAATGTGAAACAATAGGTGAGTCACTGCAACGGTAAGCGTAATCCTTCTTTTCAAGCTGTTTGGCTATGATGTTGATCTCATTCAACGGCAAAGGTGGCGACAGAAACTCGTTGTTATACCGCAACAGTTCTGTGTCCCAGCTATCTGGAAACGCTTTGCGAAGATACACACCTATGTTGAACAGGCCATTGTTGCGCCCGCCTTCGCTTATGAGTTCTTTACACAAATGCTGTAGACAAGGCGGTCCATCACGCATGACGATGGCATTTTTATCGCTGTCTGATAGCTGTAGCTTCATCACCTCTTCAGGAGTCTGCTTATACTTTTCGTACTGAGCAATGAACTCCTCAAGGGTGATACTGACACCCTTGTTGTCAAAACCATAACGCAACCCGTCTTCAGCGTCGTAGTAAGGTAAGTTTAGAAAATTACCTACATCGCCACGATCCAGATGCAACTTGACCTGCTTTGGAAATATTTCACTGCCGCCATAGCCAAGTGCCGCCGACACCTGTTGTAGTGTGGCTTGCATATCTTTGGCGTCTATCCATTCTGTAGTAAACAAGAAGCAGTGCGCCCCGCCTGATTTTGAACGGGTCACAACTAACGGAAGCTTGAGCTTCCTGATCTTCTGTATCAACAGCTTATGGTCTAACGGATACTGATCTACGTCGATACAGCCCCAGACGCATTTGTTCTCTTCATTAATTGGAATAATGCCAATGGCCTGACCCTTACCCGATAGGTGGCCTTCCCATAGTTCCGTGGTCCGTGGTTCGCGTATGATAGCCGCCTTACCGGAGTTCTTCCCATTTGATTGGGTTTTCTCAATCTTGTAAGTGCCATACGCCGCCTCAAGGCCGCGGAATATCTCCTGAAATTTTTCTACAGACATGTTTGCCCCCCAAAGGATGAGGTGGCAAGGGCGTAGCAGCCAGACCCCTTACCACCTCAACTGCTTAGAACGGTGTGTCGCCATCTTCTTCGTTTGTGGCGTTATCGTCCTGATGCTTCACGACAACATCTCCTGTTGTCACGCTTTGGGCAAATGTCTTAGCCTGTCCGTAAATACCGGCGTCCTGTACCGGTCCTTCAAGGCTCATTTCCCATCCGTGCCAGCTTCCTTTGCTGTTTTCCTCTGACACGGTCTTCAAATTGTAAATGTGACTGAAACGTGGCGGAGTAAATGGACCGTTTTTCCCTTGCATGACCCGTGAAGATATCATGCTGTTCCACTTACGGCTCTTCTTCAACTGCGTAGACTTCATCGCAATCAAAGCCGTTTCAGAGGAACCTTCCTCGTTCATCACAATTACAAAATGTTGGTGAGTTTCTTCTATATACTCACCCTCTCCCCCAACAACATACTCTTTGTTATCTTCAGAAGATCGTTCCGTCTTTGGCATAGTATCGCCCGGTGAATAAATAGCCTGCGGAGCCCCGCTTCCAACGCCTCTAGGGGCCCATTGAATGAACCGACGCTGATAGGCACACGGAATGACTTTGATGCCGTCCTTGCCCGTGTAAACGTGTCCAGTGACGGTATTATATATGTCACCTTTGCGAGCAGTCTCATGTGTATCCAGAAGAGGATCTAATCCTGACAAGATTTTAAGAAACGGTAGAGCAAGATCTTCTTGCCCCATGTTCTCCATGCCCATACCGGCATCATCTTCAAACATAGTCGGGTCAAAAGGGATTACTTCAGCCGACTTTGTTTCTGCAACTTCTTTTTTCTTACCAGCCATCTTATTTACTCCTCTTGATAACTGCGCGTTGTCCGATATAGGCTCCGAATAACTCCATTGGGAAGTCGTCACCATTTTCAACACGTTCCTTGACAAAGGCACGAAGCGTCTGCGGATGGATCTCCGTTTTTTGCTCCGCGTAATGGCCTTCTTTTTCGGCAAGGGCTTTGAAGGACGACGCCTTGTCGTCTTCGCCCCTACCAAATTGACACGCAACGGTATTTTTAATGATGTCATCGTAGCCTTTCTCCCGAAGCCACTCATAAGCGGCAGGTCTGTTATCCACGAGGATAGATGCCCCGTAGGTTTGTTTGACGGTCACTTCTGAACCATCGTCTAGTTTCATCGAAGACAGACCGATTTCTGCAAGCATTGTCGGTAAATCTTCATCCGTAAGTTTCAAAAGACCTTTCTTCGCCTTCTTGAGGTCCGCCTCAAGTGACGATATGTATTCTTCTTCATCTCGGATTTTGCGGGCTATCTCAGCCACTGTTTGCAGACCAGCTTGGTCTAGCTTTTCTACACCGGAGGACAGGCTTTGTTCAAAGTCCTGCTCCATTTGATCAAAGATATCGCTCATCGCGTTTCTCCATCGTGGTTAAAGGCACCGGTTGGGCCTTGACAAATTGTATATAGACGCATAAATTCGCATAGTCAAGGAGAAAATTATGGGAAAATACAAGTTCAGGACAGAACCTTTTGAGCACCAGCAGAAAGCCTTAGATGACTCGTGGTCCGCTGACTATTACGCGCTATTTATGGAGATGGGAACAGGTAAGTCCAAAGTAGCTATTGATACAATCGGCATGTTGTATCAAGCAAGAAAGATAAGCGCGGCACTTATAGTTGCACCAAAAGGTGTCTATGACAACTGGGTACAAGGAGAAATACCTGCACACCTGCCAGATGAGATCAAACGCATGGTGGTACGGTGGACGCCGTCTAATACGAAGAAATTTCAGCAGGAAATGAAAGACTTAGTGTATGGGCCCTTTGACGGCATAAAGATATTTGTGATGAACATAGAGGCGTTGTCTACGCCGCGGGGGACTAAAGCGGCATATGCTTTTTTATGCAGAAATCCCAATAATATGATGATTGTGGATGAGAGCACTACTATCAAAAACCGTAAGGCTACTCGTACAAAAAATGTAATGATGTTAGCCAAGGACGCAAAATATAGGCGTATCTTGACTGGCTCTCCTGTAACCAAGTCACCTATGGATCTGTTCAGTCAGTGTGCGTTTCTTTCGCCCTCTGCCCTCAACTTTAAAAGTTATTACTCGTTTCAGAACCGTTATGCCGTTGTGCAGAAGCGGACTATGGGTCCGCGAGCATTTCAGGAGATCGTGGCCTACAGGCGCTTGGATGAGTTGAACGAGAAGCTCAACCGGTTCAGTAACCGCATATTGAAAGAAGAGTGCCTTGATCTGCCCGCCAAGATGTACATACGGCGTGATGTGCCGTTGACCGCGGAGCAGGATAAAGCTTACGTGCAGATGAAAAAGCTGGCCTTGGCAAAGCTAGACAACGGGGAGTTAGCCACAACAGCCAGTGTTCTAACGCAGATTATGCGCCTGCAACAGATATGCTGTGGGCATATACAATCTGACGACGGTGAGTTGGTCACTTTGGCGAGCAACAGATA